CCGTGCAGAGGATGGCGCCCCCGATTCTGAGGCAGGTTCGGGGCAAGGCTCGGCGCAAGCCGCCTACTCTTCGGAGCAGGTAAGCAAAAATCACGGCTTCCGTGTCGCCTGTTTACGGCGACCAAAATAGGCTTGTGGAGTGTCCCCGACTTGGGACGGTTGAGGGGTTTTAGGAACCGTCCATCTTTTTACAGCGTACCGAAAACCGGCATTACTCTGTTTCGGCGAGGATGCATAAAAGGAATGGTACTACAGGGAAGGGGTGTTGAGATTACATCTATATCGGCAATAGTCAAGATTATATCGTAGTCTTGAGTATTGCCTGTATAGGAAATATCAATAGGGATTGTTGGATCGTTATATCCGTTCACATCTTTTGTAATTCGTCGTCTATCGCCTTGAGCTGTTCACGGATAGCCGCTATGCGAGAGCTATTATCTGGCTCTTCACCGGTTACGAGATATTCAACAGAGACACCGAAAAATTTAGCAATGCGCAATACATCATCGGCACGAGGAAGATTACCAGCTTGACGCATTGAAAAATAGGTACTCTTTGCATTGAACGACAAATCTTTTATAGCCATTAAATCGTCAAGAGATTTTTTATGTTCCTTTAGTAAGTTTTTTACTCTTTCGTAAAAGCTATCTATATCAATACTCATAATGTCAATATATTACGGAAAATTGAAATAAAAATCAATCATGTTTAAAAATATTACGTTTTTTCGTAATTATATATTGACAATATTACGAAAATATGTATTATATAAATATAAGAAATACGAGAAAACGTATTAAACAATAAATCCAAATCACAAAGGAGCAACGAACATGAAATACTTTACTAAAGAGATGACATTAGAAGAAGTCAACGCAGCATACAGAGTAGCAGCAATGCGGCTTCATCCTGACAGAGGTGGCAGCACAGAGGCAATGCAGGAATTGAACAATGCATTTGAAATCGCTTTTGCGATGGCTCAAAAATTCAGCAAAGCAAATACAACGGATACCAAACAGCAGCCTAAAACAGCAGAAAGCGCAAGCAGCTACCGGCGGCAATTTTACACGGTGAACGGTTGGCAAGGTGAGCGCTATGATCGCAATCTTACAACCAAAGACATAGCGCAGCTAATCCGTGAATACGTGAAAACTGCGTATCCGACCTACCGTTTTTCGATCACCTCAGACGTAAACAGCATCACAATCGCTTTAACTGAATATCCGGTAGAGCTGACAAACCGCGAGTTGTTACTTAACTATTATTATACATCTGTTTATTCAAGACCGGTATATATTCCGTCAAAAGGATGTATCAATGCTAATGACACAAATGAAGCGGATCGGGAAGAATGGATTAACTATCAAATAGAAACAGCCGGATGCAAAAAGAACTTTTTAGAGTCTGATACGTGGCTTAATCCGGTTATATACGCAGTCTTGAAAGACGTTCAAGATTTTATGAACTCATATAATTACGATGATACCAACTCAATGGAGGATTATTTTGATAGAAATTTTTACGATTATGTCCAGATTGGAAAAGACGACAAACCTGCTAAGTTTGTAGAACGCACTGCGCGCAGCGGTTCTACAAAAAAAGAAAAAGAAGTCAAACAGCTTACCGCATAGCAACAAACTTACCGCCGGATATACTCCGGCGGTACAGTTCAAGAAGGATAAAACGATGAAAAGTTTAAATACATTTGCAGACCACGCGCCTAAAACAGATTGGCTAGATTCGTTCTTTGATCTTAAAGAAGTGTTTTTTAACGAAAACTATTTAAGCCATGCACAATATAGCAAGTTTCGCCGCTTCCTGCACGATGCCGGTTTGATAGAAGCAAGAAAGGAAGTATGCACAAAATTCTTCCAGCTTATTTGTCAAATTGGTTGGCGCACTGATACAGCGCTTGGCTTAATGATGATCAATCTTGCGATGGATAATCCTCAAATTGCATGGTATGTAAACGCTTTAGATTTCGGTTATCGCTACGACCGAAAAAGAATTGAAGAAGAATTGATTGCTTTAGGTGTCTCGCGAAGAGATACAAAGACAATTATAAGAGCGTTTCGGCGCGTTGTAGAAACTCCATTCGGAACTAATTTGAATTTTGGATATTATGAAAATGAACGCCTTTGTAGATTAGGTTGCAGATTGAATGACAATCGTGTATTTCTTTATGCTCTTTATCGTTTTATTGAAAAACGCAATTTGTATAAAGGATTTAACGTATCCTATTTATTTGATAATAGCGTTGATGGCGATGGGATCAGTCCTGTAAGATTATTTGGAATTTTCGGCCAAGAAGAATTACGCAGCATTTTGCTCGGCTTATCCGCGCGTTATCCTGAATTTATCAATGCAACTTATACCAATAATTTACAAAGTATTTCTTTGCGAGACAAGAGCGCATCTGATGTTCTGCGGTTATTCAAGGAGGAACTCTGATGGCAACATGGCAAGGCGAGTATTACGATCCTGATTTAAGTATCACTGAAATAGCGGCAATTATACGAGCTGATTTAAAAAAGACATTTCCTGCATACCGCTTTTCAGTGGACTCAAGGAAAAAACGAGAAATTATTATAAGCCTGCTTGAATATCCGGTAGAGCTTACCAACAAAACGCTTATCGCATCGTATTTTCTTATGATGGAAGATGACTTTATGTTTTATGATGTTCGCCGCGGAACGTTTCGCTATAAACGAGACATTACGCCAACAGAAACAGAACGGCTTATTGATGATCTTTATAAGTACGCAGGACTTTATGTACGCATTACAAAATATGATACGTGGCTTAATCCTGAAATACTCGATGTCCTTATGTCTATTCAAAAACAGCTGGACGCGTATAACCGAAAAGGTGAAGTTTATAGAGATGTACTATTTCACGATTGCATCAATATCGGCAAGATCAATCCTAGACGTCGAGATCAATATGCACAAATTGTTCCGCGCTCCCCTACTGGCAGGCGGCTTCCGCTCTTTAAACGAACAGCGCCGCTCACGATTGGAGAATGAAACGCATGCTCACTATTCAAACTGAACGGCTGACAATCGGCTATGAAACAGGATCAATCGAAACCGTACTTTCCAACAGCTGGATAGTAAAGCAGCGCTTTGATTGGTATGTCGATTATGACGGACTGCACGTTGAGTATGATGCAGATGAAATGGAAGTCATCGGCGCGGAGCAAGTGGAAGAGTACAGCGCGGAAGAACTTGCAGCATTAAAAGCATGCGAATGGGGTGTATCAGATTTAGAAGATGCAATTTTCAACAGCCCAGAGTATAGGGAAGCAGAGACAGACTATAAAGAAAGTTTAGATACATACGCCTACTACGGTGTAAGTGAAAAATATTTTTGCGCAATCTGATAGTAGTAAATGGGAGGGAGCGATGAGCATGGATGACTACGCATATATGAGGAGGAAACGATACTTAGAAATGACAGACAAAGAAATGAGTGAAGCGCGAAAAAATGCAATACAGAATATGATTTATTTCCGTAATGACAATCCGCTGTATATCTTTTGGCGGAATGTCTACCAATATTATCGCAATACAGCAGATCAATCAAAAGAAACACAAAAGGAGCAAGCCCTATGAAACTGTATCTATCTGGTGCAATAAGCGCTAATCCAAATTACAAAAATGATTTTGAAAACGCCCGTAAACGACTCAATAATGCAGGGTTCGCGGTCGTCTCTCCAACCATTTTTTGTAATGAAAGTATGAGCTATGATCAAGCAATACGGAAATGCTTACAAGTATTATCGACATGCTATGCCGTTGCGGTAATCGAAACACCGTATCAATCTACAGGAAGCCAATTAGAGCTTACGATTGCAAGGGTACTTTCAATGCAGGTTAAAACGGTTGACGAATGGATTGAATGTGTCGAACGGCAAAAGCAAAAACGCGGGGTATGCCGCAGAAGGGAGATGCGGGAATGAGTGATAGTGAAATACTTTTTATCATCTTTGTCTGTCTTGGTTTCGGCTATTTTCTCGGTCGCACTCATGTGTTTGCAAAAGCCTTTTTTAGTAAGGTTTATATTCAAGATAACAAACAAGAAACAAGTCTTTCTGACAATAGAAATCAAAAGAAACAAATCGAATGTTCAATAAGAAAAATAGATGCCGTGCTTGCAGAAGTTATCGAACAGATAGAAAAAAGCAATCGTGAAATTCTATAACGAAAAATCTATTTTTATGACACAGCGGAAGAGACGCTGAAAGGAGTAAGATATGGAACCATTGTACAAACAATTGCTTGAAACACACCCATCACATGTTTTTACGAAAAGCATGACAAGGGAACAATGGCTTTTAGAGCGCAGGAACGGTATCGGCGGCTCTGATGCAGGCGCTATTATGGACTTAAACAAATGGGCAAGTCCGCTTACCGTTTATCTTGATAAAAAAGGCTTAAATCTTTTTGACGGTAACCGCGCAACAGAACGCGGCAGCTGGCTAGAAGAGCCGATCCGTGAAAAAGCGAAAGAGCTATTGGGCGTTATGATCGAAGAATGTCCCTATATGTTCACTTCTACGACGCACCCCTTTATGAGCGCCAATATCGACGGACTTGTATATATACAAGATAAAAAAGAGATAAACGGCATTCAACTCTCCGGTTTAGGCGGACACGAAATTAAAACAACGCAACGGGGAGATGGTTTTTCTGAACACGAAATACCGGATAGTTACTTTGCGCAAGTGCAGCACTACATGGCGGTACTGGATTTGCCGTGGTTTATTCTATCAGCGTATTGTATCGACCGCCATGAGTTTCGCCACTATGTCATCGAACGCGATGCTGTATTTATCAATCGTCTTATCGAAGCAGAAAAAGACTTTTTTGAAAATTTCATTGAAAAAGGTGTTATGCCCGCCCCCTCCGGTATAGAAGCGGAAAGCGATGCTATTAACGAGCTTTTTACCGGATCTGCAACGACGCTTATTTTAGACAGCGAAGCAGAGAGCATGAGTGCAGAATATCTTTTCATCAATAGCCAAATGAAAGACCTTGAAAAACGCAAGGCACAACTTTCTGAAAGTCTGAAGCTGAAAATCATTGCGCAACAAAAAAACGGAGAGAACAAAGCTCGAGCGATTGCAGGGAACTACAAAATCAGTTTTTCAAAGAGTGTAAAGAGATCGGTTGATACCGACCGCTTAAAAAAAGATGGTCTTTATGAGCAATACTGTAAAGAATCGGAAAGCAGTATGTTCCGTGTTACCGAATCAAGAACGGCATAAGGGGGTAAAAAATGTTACTACAGCGATTAGAAATCCGCAATATGCGGAAAATCAAACAGGCGGAAATAGAGTTTCACGGAGCGGGAGTGCAAGTGATTCAAGGGTTGAATAAGTCCGGCAAAACCACTATTGCACAATCGATTGCGCTCACGCTTGGCGGAACAAAAGAACTCATTCCCGGGACAATAACGCACGGCGAGGAAAGCGCGGAAATTATCGCGTATACCGATACCGGCTTAAAAATCCGAACCATTGTAAAAGATGAGGTAAAACAGGAAGTCTCCCGCTTAAACGATGCGGGGCGCTATACAAAAGTATCGGGCGGGGTACGTGCTTTTCTCGACTCTCTTCGCTCTGGACTTGAAGCGCCGTACATCATGAAAGATTGGACGGACGCAGCGGTGATTGAACTGTTAAAAGAGCGCACAGGGACTGCGGAAAAGATTGCTGCTATCGATACGGAATTAAAGCAACTTGAAGATGATCGGACGCAAATCGGCAGGGAGAAAAAAAGGCTGGGAACACCTACCCCCGTACCGGAAGCACAGCACGGAAAACCAATCGATGAATTGCAAGCAGAAAAAGAAGCAGTAATAAAATTTCTTGAAGCCCTTGCCCGCGCATTTGAGAGTGCTGAAAAAGACATCCATGCAATGAGCTTTAAAACAGAAGCGGATATTGATGCAATGATCAAATGTCTTACTGAAGCAAAAGAGAACTTGCACACATGGCTTTCAAAACAGGAAAAACACTATACCGATGGAGACATTCAAAAGCTTGACGCAGCTATTCTCGAATGGAATAAAAACGAAACAGCCGCTACAGCCTACGATGCGTATTGTGCTTCTTGCAAAGCGATCGAGAAACTTGAACAAGAATATCAGGCGTTGACAGAATCCATCGAAGCAAAACGGCAAGAGCGTAAAGCTGTTTTAGCAAATATGAATTTAGGCGTTGCGGGACTGGAAATTACCGAAGACAACCAACTCATTCATAACGGCGCAGTGCGGGGTATTACGCAAACAAACAGAATCGGAAACTGGTCAACGGCACAAAGCATACAAGTCTTTTTCTCCCTCGGTGTCCGTTTTTCCGGAGAGATAAAAGCGCTCGTTATCGACAATGCAGAAAGCCTTGATGAAACACATCTGGCAATCATTTCTGAATGGGCAGAAAAGTCAGGCTTTTTAGTTATCCTTTTAAAAGTTGGCGCCGTGCCGGAAGAAATGGAAGAAGGAATTATTTACCTAAAAAACGGTGAGATAGTAAGCGCATGAATGTCATCTGGTGCGATACCGAGACAACCGGTATAAACCCGAAAGATTCCGGAGCTTTTGAAATTGCGCTGCTTTTTGCTTGCAACGGCAAAGTTATCTGTGAGTGCGGGTTTCACCTCAATCCTCTGACTGACACCATTTTGTATCACGAAGACGCGGATCGGGTACACGGTGTCAGTGAAGCAGAAATCCGCACCTATCCGCAGGCAGAAAAAGTAATTCCTGAAATAGCTGCCTTTTTCTGTGAAGCGATGGAGAATTATTGCAGCGGTGAGCGGATGGTGTTTGCAGGTTATAACTGTCTTTTTGACTGGAATCACCTCCAAGCGCTTTTTACCCGTTGCAACGAAAATCTCGATGAGTATTTTTCGAGCCGTTTTGATGTAATGGAAATGGCAAAAAAAGCGGCTGCTCAAAAACTCATTCCGTACCAAAAGAATTTTAAGCTCGGTGCCATCTGCAAATCGCTCGGTGTCCCGTTAGAAAACGCTCATAGTGCAAGCGCAGACATCGAAGCGACGAGAAATGTGTGCATTGAGTTATACAAACGAGGAGTAACACTATGAACGTAAACACCAAACAGAAAGAAGAAAAAAAAGAGAGTTCTTTACGCGATATGATTATGCGCAATATGGATATGTTTAAAATGGCGGTGCCGAAAACGGTTACGCCTGAACGTATGGCTCGTATTGCAATGACAGCGGTTACCAAAAATCCGAAGCTCGGTCTTTGTAGCCCTTCTTCTTTTTTTGGCGCGCTTCTTACCGCTGCGCAGCTGGGGCTTGAAGTAAATACACCGCTCGGTCAGTCCTATCTCATTCCCTATAATGGAAAGCGCGGCATGGAGTGCCAATTCCAGCTTGGATATCAAGGTATCCTTGATCTTGCCTATCGTTCTGGTAAGTTCCGCAGAATAAAAGCGGTGGTAGTGCATGCTGGTGATGATTTTACCTATTCGTACGGATTAAATGCTATCTTAAACCACGTGCCGAAAGGTATTGATAATCCGACCCATGTCTATGCGCTCTATGAACTACTCAATGGCGGTATCGATTTTGAAGTGTGGACATGGGATCAGATTATCGCACATGCGAAACGGTATTCGCGAAGTTTCACTAAAGATGATTCTGGCTGGCAAACAGCGCCGGAAGAAATGGCAAAAAAAACAGTCTTAAAAGCATTATTAAAGTATGCACCGAAAGCTGTTGAATTTGTCAATTCAGAACAGGAAGGGCTTGCAACAGCAATCAATCTTGATGAAGGAATTATTACAAAAAATATTATCCGTGATGGTGATTATCAAGAAATCACTGATACCGTTGATTATGGAACAGGTGATGACGGACATATACAGGAAGCGCCTGCGTATCAAGCGCCAAATGAAAGTCCTTCTACACAAATGGCGGAACCTGTTTCCGCATCGACTCAACGGAAGAGTATCACGCAGCCAAAACCACCACCTGCAAGAAAAGAAGCTGGAATCAGTGCAGAAACAGAAGCGCAATTAAATGCTGTATGGGATGCCAAGCAGCAAGCAATTTTTGATGATATGAACTTCCCAATGTAAGGATAAAGGCACACTCCATATCTTTTTTATTAAAGAAAATACCTGCCTGCCGTTTTTTCGCGCTTGAAACGACAGGCAGTATCCTTAGCGACTATTTTACACGATGGGAGGGAAAGTGTATACAGCAAGCTCGGTTGCAGAAAAAGCGCATGTCAATCCTGCCGAAGTGCGCTATTTTGCACGGAAGTATAACATACCGAAAATCACGATTGAAAATAAGCAGCTCTTTGTTTTTGACAAAAAAGAATATCGGCTTTTTCTTCTTTATAAGAATATCGGCAAAAAGAAAAAAGAGAATAAAAAGCAGCTGCACTTTTCATTTTATGATGATAACAAAACCGTTATACAAAAGCAAAATAGGATAAGTAAAAAAGATTTGCAACGTGAAAAAACGCAGATAAAAAAACTGTGTGCTTTATTACAAAAAGCCGGTATAAACGGCATTGATAAAACCATTGTACAAAAAGTATTAAAGATTGAAAAAAAATCACTTGAAAATCTTTTAAATAAAAATGCTTCGCTTCCCATCGCGGAAGATGAAACAATAGACAATAACCTCTATTGGGTTGGAACATAAGGGTTGTCGGATTGCCGCATACTTAAAAGAACATATCAAAGCATCGGTAATCGCTTAAACCTTTACTCCCTGCCGTTTTTATGTCGGCGGGGAGTATTACTTCAAAAGGAGACTAAAGCATGACATACGAAGAGTTTTTGAAAGAGAAAATCGCGATTGCCCCATCAAGCGGTTTTTCTGTAGCAGAGAAAGACATACATCATATTTTAAAACCACATCAAAAAGATGTCGTAAAGTGGGCAATTTCTGGAGGGTGCAGGGCAATCTTTGCAAGTTTCGGACTTGGAAAAACGATCATGCAACTTGAGATACTCCGCTTGATTTTACAGAAAGAAAGCGGCAAGGCATTGATTGTAACCCCCTTAAATATTATTGATGAATTCTATCACGATGCGCAAATGCTTCTTGATAATCTCCCTATACGGTATATTAAAACGCAGGAAGACATAGAGGCGGCAAGTGAAGCCATTCTTATTACAAACTATGAACGTGTGCGTGATGGGAATATCAATCTTGATTATTTCACTGCGTGCAGTTTAGACGAAGCCTCTGTACTGCGTTCTTTCGGCTCAAAAACATATCAAGAGTTTTTGCAAAAGTTTAAAAACGTCAAATATAAGTTTGTTGCAACAGCGACACCATCTCCGAATAAATATAAAGAGCTTATCCATTATGCGGGTTTTTTAGGCGTGATGGACACAGGGCAAGCCCTTACCCGCTTTTTCAAGCGGGACAGTACAAAGTCTAATAACCTGACACTTTACCCACATAAGGAAAAAGAATTTTGGATATGGGTTTCTACGTGGGCGCTTTTTATTACAAAACCTTCAGATGTCAATCCTTCTTATTCCGATAGCGGCTATGATTTACCGGCGCTCAATGTTATCTATCATAAGGTATCGGTTGATAATGCAAGTGCAGGATGCGAAGATGATGGGCAAGTAAAAATGTTCCGAGATGCCGCGCTTGGTTTGACAGATGCTTCAAAAGAAAAAAGAGACAGTATCAGCGATCGAGTAGCACAAACGCTCCAGATATTGCAGGCCGCTCCCGATGATCATTTTATTCTCTGGCATAATTTAGAAGCGGAGCGGTACGCCCTTCAAAAAGCGCTGCCTGAAGCGGGGTTTGTCTATGGCAGTCAAGACCTTGAAAAGAATGTTGAAGTTACGAGGTCTTTTAAGAGGGGTGAATTACAATACCTTGCGACTAAACCTGATATATCGGCGCAAGGGGGCAATATGCAATATTATTGCCACAAATGTATTTTTGTCGGTATCGATTATAAGTTCAACGATTTTATTCAAGCCATACACCGCATCTATCGATTCCAACAGTCATACCCCGTTGAAGTACATATTATCTATACCGAAAGTGAACAGGCAGTATTAAAAGCCTTAGAGGAAAAATGGGAGCAGCATAAACATCTCGTGCTTCAGATGACAGATATTGTCCATAAATACGGATTATCTTCAATAATGCTTGCAGAAAAGCTCGCTCGAACAATTGGGGTTGAAAGAAAAGTAATTGAGGGAAAAAATTTTAGAGCGGTCTTAAATGATAACTGTATCGAGCTTCCTACGATGGAAGACAACACTGTTGACCTCGTTGTTACCTCAATTCCGTTTAGCAATCACTATGAGTATACCCCGACATATAACGATTTCGGGCATAATGAAAATAACGAAAAGTTTTTTCAACAAATGGATTTTCTCACCCCGCATCTCTTGCGTGTATTAAAACCCGGTCGGCTTGCCTGTGTCCACGTTAAAGACCGTATCTTGTTTGGTAATGCAACGGGAGACGGGATGCCAACAGTTGACCCGTTTAGCGATATGACTGTCTTCCATTTTTTACAGCATGGGTTTCGCTATATGGGACGCATTATTATTACTACCGATGTAGTACGTGAAAACAATCAAACCTACCGGCTCGGCTGGAGTGAGCAATGCAAAGACGGTTCAAAAATGGGAGTAGGATGCCCTGAATATATTTTGCTTTTTCGAAAACTGCCAACCGATACAACAAAAGCATACGCAGATACCCCGGTACAAAAGACAAAAGAAGCATACAGCCGAGGGCGATGGCAAATTGATGCACATGCATACTGGAGATCAAGCGGGAATCGATTAGTAACACTCGAAGACTTAAAAGAATGTCCAGTATCCGATATGCAAAAGCTCTATCGGCACTATTCAAAAGAGCATATTTACAATTACAGCGAACATGTCCGGCTCGCAGAAGAACTGGATAAAGCAGGTAAGCTACCGGCTTCATTTTCTGTTATAAGCAACGCCTCTCCAAGCGAGTATGTATGGGACGATGTCAACCGTATGTATACGCTCAATAGTGAACAGTCTCGTAAAGCGCTTAATATGCACATTTGTCCACTGCAAATAGATGTTGTTGAGCGTCTTATTGAACGATATTCAAATCCTAAAGAAGTAGTTTACGACCCATTTGCAGGTCTTTTTACCGTTCCGTATATTGCCGTAAAAAAAGATCGGTATGGGATTGGACATGAATTAAACGAGATTTCATTTAATGATGGTGTCGCATATTTGAAAGAAGCGGATATTGAAAAGACAGCGCCGACACTTTTTGATTTAGATGATTTTAAAATTGCAAAATAACGGAGCTTCAATATGTCGATGAGTTTTATCTTTTATGAAACATTTGCAAAACAATTAAAACTATTAGACAAAGAATTACGCTATAAGTTTTATGAAGCGA